CAGGTCGTTGTCCAGTTGGGTGAAGTAATCCACGCCGAACGGCATCGTGTACCGCGACCACGCGCCTACTTGGCCTAGGCGGTTCATGGTGTAGACGTAGATGGTGGATTGGCTCATATGAGTTGCCCAATCGGGTTGGCGTACAGGGCACCGTAGAAAGTCGGCGTAATACCCGGAGGCAGCGTTGCCGCGCTCCACGTTGCGCCGCCATCGTCTGAGTAGAAGATGCCGCCTGAAGTTCCGGGGCAGCAGGCAATCCATAAGCCGTTGTAGTGGTCAATCCTTGTGGTGTTTCGGAAGGCGATGGAACTCCACGTCAGTCCGTAATCTGTACTGCGGTCTAGCGTTGTTCCGTTGGTGTCGCCGCGAATGACGATCCCAGAACCATTAGTGGCCCAGCAGCCGCCGTTGTTCGCGCCGGGCATTTCATCGTCGTAGAATGTCCAGTTGTCGCCGTCCGTGGTTACGGAGAAGTCGCCTGAAGCGAAGACGATGACATTCTGGCCGGTAGAAATGACCGCCGGACCAACCGCCCAATTCCCCGGCGTGTTGGTGGCTGCGGTCCAGTTCGTCGGCTCGCCAACATCGTCGCTGTAATACGCCTGCCTAGAACCGCCGGACGAGCAGAACAATACCCAGCGGCCAGTCGGCAATTGGCCAATGTCCCAAACGGTGTAGATCGGCGCGCTTCGGGTGTTCCACGTCGCGCCGTCATCGGTGCTGGTGTAGTAGGTCACGGAGCCGTTGTAGGTGAAAACGAAAATGACGCCATCGAGGATTCGGACGCGATACCCGGCTGCCGGGAATGGCGTTGCCACAACCGGGGTAATTGTCCCGCTGATATTCAGCCCCGTGACAACCTCGGTTTCGCCGTCGAGATTGACCATAAGCGCCTTGGTGGAACTCAGGCGGTAGTAGCCACCACCGCCAACACCCGAGTTATCCGGCGCGATGAACGGGCTACGCGCAACAAGCGTTGAATCCGTCCAGTCTCGCGGGTTAATTGTCACATACACATTGCCGGGGTCAGCGCCAGCCAGCCACCAGTACCCAAACTCTGTAAGAACCACAAACTCACTTCCACCATCAATCCCCTCCGCCAGATCAATACCCTCATCCAGCGCATCCGACCGCAGCGTAGAGTCATACACCCGAACCCGCCACGCGAACTCCCCCGTCTCGGTCGGCGTGCCTGTGATGTTTCCAAGCGAGTCCATCACCAGCCCCGTCGGCAGCGAGCCACGGTCGATGACGAACTCGTATGGGCCGATACCGCCTGTCACGACGTACTGGTGGTCAACCGGCACGTCAAGGAAGGCTTCCTCCAGCGGGTTACTGATGTCGATGCCTTCGCCCGGAACCGTGGTGAACGCGAGGAAATACTGCCCCTGTGCCGGGTAGTAAGCCGACAGCCCGGTTTCACTGACGGCTTCCGCGTCGGCCAGCGACTCACGGATCAGCGGATCAATCGGCATACCAACGTCGCCGGCCTGAAGGTTCACCGAGCCGCCAGCGATGCCCAGCGAGCGCACGCCCAATTGCGTCAGGAAGAACAGGTCGTTCTGAACCGGCGACACCGCCTTCGGATACGTCGAACCAATCGGCAGCGCGTCGAGAAGCTGCATCCTGGCCGGGTCTTCATCGACCTGCCAAATCTGCATCCCCTGCGAGTTCCACGCGACGAGGTTGCCGCGATACAGCCCCAGCGCCGCCATCGGGTTCGCGCCGTACTGCTGGAGTCCGGTCGGCAGGTAGCCCGCATCACCTTCGGTTGACCAGTCCAGCGGATTCACCGTCGCGGAGAACGCCACGATGTCCTCGTCCACCGCAAAGATTTTCGACGCCGCGATCAACACGACCTTCGTGTTCGGGCACCGTTCATCGGTCACGTTCCGAACCACGCACTCCCACGCGATGTTTCCGTCCGACACGAACTCGCCGGGGATCGTCGGCCACGTCGGCTCCGTCGCACCGGACTCCAGAATCGGTCGCGCCGTCCACTCGATGCGGGTGTCGCCGATGGCTTCCCACACCACGCTGCCGTCGTTGACCTGTACGCCCAGCACCGTCGGCCAAGCCGGCTCACTCGACGCGGACGTGCCGGTATCCGGCTGCACCGCCTGATAAATCAGCCCGGTCCCGGGATTCGGCACCGTGTAGTTCCACAGCACGTTGTCCACCCACAGCGGATTCGACCCGCCCGTGCGGAACGCCGTCACCCGGGCAAACACCGTCTCCGCGCCAGCAGGAGCCGTCGCCGTGACCGTGGACATCTTCCACGCGCCGCCACTGGCCGAATCAACAAGATTGCCCTGCGACGTGGACACCTCCGCGCCGGAGCCGTCGAGCCACACCAGAATGACCCGTGCGCCCGCCTGCCCTGCCGACGACGCGCCCTGCTGCACCATCGCGGAACAGGTGATCGACTGGCCCGGCGTTACCGGGACATCGTTCTGCGAATCCAGGTTCGTTGTGCCGGTGGTGTTGAACTTGGCCGACCACGTTCCCTGAAACGGCTGATCGCCTGAGTTGATCGTCCAGCCGGTGCCTTTCGTCCAGTCAACGTCGCCGGACTCAAACGTGCCGTTGACCACCTGCGACGGCACAACCGCGCCGCCACCCGTCGGTCGCGCCAGCGATCCAGTCGGATACGATTGCCCCGGCTGCCATACCGCAATGGTCATTGTTCAATCCTGTTGTCGAGTTCGCGCTGCAACCCGTAACGATCCTCAATGCTACTCGGCGGCGTCCCCGGCCCGGTCGTCGGCGTAGTCGGCCCAATCGACGGCGTACTGTTCGTGCCATTCACGTCTTCGTACACCAGCGCCCCGTCCTCCGCCACCCACGTCGGCTCGGTGTTGGAGCCGGTCACATCGGTCGGATACGGGTCGGCAGAGAAGATGTTCGTGATTTCGTAGTAGTAGCAGTTCGCCGTAGACGGCTCGCGCAGGTCGCCGATGTTCCGCGTTCCGCCCGCATCCCATACCGGATTCGGCGGCCCAATGCGCGTGGCCCGGTAGGAGTACCCGTTCGGCACCGTCGGCTCAACCAGTTCGTCGATGCAGTAGGCCGTGTTCGCCTCCCACGCATCGACCGGCTGGAGCCAGTAGTGGAACACATCGCCATTGCCGAACTCGCCAACGACGTACAGGTAGCCGAGGAATGGCTCTGCGAAGTGGACGTAAATCAGCGGCTGAACTTCATCCGTCGGGTGCTTCAGGATGACCAGTTCATAACTGTCGTCCGTCATCGTCACCTGCGACGACGCATAGACGTACTTCTTGCCACGGAACCCCGTCAGCCCGACCGTGCCCGCCGGCAGCGTGTGATCCAGTACGGTTCCCGGTCGCGGCACAACCGACAGCGCCGCCGTTACGTAGGCGTTCTCAAGGTCATACAGCGTATCCGGCCGCGCACCGGCCTTGTCGCGGAGCCGCTGGATGCCTGACTTCGCGGAAGTGAGGGAGACGGAGCGCATCAGGCGTTGGGAATCCAGACGGGCGGAACCGGCGGCATGTAGTCATGCTCGGCCGGAATGTAACGCCGGGTCATGTGCGAGCCGGCGACCAGATTCTTGATGTAGTTGATCGCGTCGGTCTGGTAGTTCGCAGCATCCGGCTGGCCGTAATGCGCCTTCGCACGGGCGAGCGCGAACAGGAACACCGCCTCGTCGTCGATGGTGCATTGATCGTAATCGCCTTCAAACGGCTCCAGCCCGAAGTGGCCCTTGATGCGCAGTCGCAACGCAGAGTCATCCGGCGCGGGCCATACTTCGATGCACTGGCGAATCTCGTAGTGCGTCGGCCAGCCCGAGACATCGTTCCACGAATAGAACTCAGGCTTGATGCCGCAAATCAGCGGACGCCACCATTCGGTGCCATCCGAGATGCCGACCCAACTGATTTTTCGCGGGTCAAGCTGCTTCGTGCAGGCGTCCGCGTTGGCGTCGAGGTCGTAGAACCGCGTGCCGACGACCATGCTCCAGGTGTAGAACCGTTCCGTCCGCAGCACGTCGTACTGGCGGTACAGTGACCGCTGCGCCCCTTGCAGGAAGGAACGCAGCAGGTCGGCCATGCCCGGAGGTGGGTTGGCAGAGATGGCAGAGAACCCCAGCCGGCGGATCATCTCGGTGATGAGTTCGCCTTGCGTGCGGCTCGGGTTCGGATCGTCGCATTCGCAGTTGTACGAAACGGTGTCAGGTGCAACCGGCGGATCGGGCGATGCCATCCCTGTCTCCCTTGCGGATTACGCCCTGCGGACGCGCTCCGGATTACTGTGGACCTTGTTGATGCTCAGGTTCTGCTTGTGCGGTGCCACGCCGAACTCAAACTCCACGCCGGCCATCTGAGCGATTTTGCTGCCATCGAGGCCGTACACCGCTTCGACGCACTGAAAGTTCTTCCGGTCGTACTTCGCCTTGAGGCGATTGTATTCCATCTGCGGGTGGAAGTCGGCAACCTTGACCTTCACCGTGGCGACCACTTCCACCATGTCCGGGCCGTGAATTCGGTACAGCGCCGGCAGTTCGTGGGCGTAGCACTTCTTCGGAATCTTCGTCATGGCGTCCCGGGTAATCAGGACATCATGCTCGTCGAGTTCGATGATGTTTTCCGGCAGCTTCTCCGTGGCGGCCTTTCTCGGGCGGCCAGGGCGACGCTTCTCCTGTTCAGCGGACGGCGGAGCTTCGTCATTCAGGTCGATCACCGAATCGCCAACATCAAAAACCTTGTCCTCGTTCGTGTTCATACCGCGCTACTCCTTCGGGTGAAAGGATGATGGAAAAACCGGGGCGGCCACCCAATGCCGCCCCAGCCCCGTAAAACTTACTGGATGCCGATGATCGACAGCGTGGCGGTGCCGGTGCCGGCATCGGTCACGTCGATGCGGACGTAACGCTGGAGGTCGGTGACTTCAAAGAAGCCGACATCGCCGGTCTCAAATTCAGCCACAGTGGTCCAGCCAGCGTCGCCAGCGGTCGCCACGGAGTTCGTCTGCACGACGAACACGGTGGACGCCGGAACAGCGGCAGGGATGAACAGCAGGGCGTTCTTGCCCTGCGGCGCAAAGGGCGAAACTTCGCCCAGGTCGGTGCCCGTCGCGTCGGTCGTGACCGAGTAATCGACGGCGATGTTGACAGCGAGAGTCATGGCTTCATTCCTCGTAACTTGAAATTGATGATGGCACTTACCGTAGTCTGGTCGATCCCAAAACGTTCCGCGAGTGCATTTTGTGTGAACTGCCCTGTAGCGTACAAGTCCCTGATTTCCTGGTATTGCTCGGGTTGAACCTTTCTTCGGAAATGCCCTGTTCGCTTCTTGCCGCCGGTTCCGTTGCTTTGGTTTTTCGCGCCTCGGATGGTGCAGGAAACTGTTGCTTGTGAGCAACCGTATTTCTTCGCCAAGTCGAATTGGGTGTATCTGCCTGTAGCGTAGTCAGCCTTCAGCAACTCAGCAGTCGGATCGTCCATCTTCCGCATTCTTCGGACATTCTCGTAATGCTTCTCGCTGAAGTGCCTACCACGCTCAACAACGTCCCTTGTGTTGTCCTCATGCGTCCCAGCGTACAGATGCTCCGGGTTCACACAGCCACGAACGTCGCATTTGTGGCAAATGTACATGCCTTGAGGGATCGGACCGATGTGGACTTCGTAAGAGAGCCTGTGAGCAAAAACGTTTCTTTGCTCACCGACCTTGTTGCTGAGAAAAATCTTCCCGTATTCGTTAGGTCGATTTTTATACAGCCAACACCCTGATTCTTTCTTGACGATATTTGCAAAGAGCTTTTCTTTCGGCGTTGTGGGAACTGGACCTTTTCGGTTCACCTGCGGCTACTCCTGATTGGGGCAGCCGCAGGTTACTTCAGTTTCCACTTTATTGCAACCACTTTCCGGGCATTTCGCCCAAATGTGGAATCAATACACCGACAAAACCGCGTGGGCGTTGCGCTTTGAACAGGTCAAGGAGTAAGACCCCGTCAGCGCAAAGTAGTGTACGTACCTGTCATAGATACGCGGCGGCTTGCGGCGCGTCATCCAGTGACCCTGCACCGGCCGCAGCTTCAGGAAGCGGCTGTTGAGGAAGTAGCAACGCTTCGCCCACGGGTAGGTGATCGGGCCAAGCTGGTCGTCCAGCAGGTCCATCTGCGGGTCCCAGACCAGCTCGACGCCCTTGAAGTACGTCTTGGTCACGGACGCATCGAGCGACACGCCGCCACGCTGGTTGCCAGCCGCCATGATTTCGCGGTTGATGGTCAGGCCGGCGTCACGCCGGTACGCGTCGAGGAAGTCGCCGCCGCACAGGATCATGTCCGGAGCCATGCCGCCGTACAGGGTGCAGGCACGCCACGTCTGCTCCATCTCGTCCACCAGATTGCCGGCGGTCGTGGTGGAGATGTCCATGTTGGCGTTGTTCTGCCACCACGCATTCGACGCAGCCAGACCGCCGACAGTGCCGGAAGCCGGGTTGGTGGCGATGAGGTGATCGAGGCCCGGAGTGGCCTTGGCGGACTGCGAGCCGTCGAGGTGAAGCTCGATGTCCAGGTTTTCCTGCACGCCCAGCTTCAGGGTCTCGTAGGACTCCTTCAGGCGGTTGGTCAGCATCAACTGCTCGGCGCCGGAAGCCACGGCCTCACGGTCGTCGGTTAGGATGATGCCGTTGGCGCGGAGGGTGTCCTCGTCGAAGCCGAAACCGTCGTGGAAGTTGTACCAGCGGTACTTCGCCTGACGAACGGTGTCCTTCTCGTTGTAAGTGACCTGATCGGCACCGAAGTAGTTCTGGAAGTTGGAGTCGTTGGTGAAACGAACCTGCTCGGTGACGAACTCGTTGCCGCCGAGACGTTCGACCTTACGCTTCACCAGCTCCGAATACAGCGGATGGTTGGTGTTGATCTGGTCGATGGGGTCGTTCTTGAGGAAGTAGTCGAGCTGGTAGTTCGCGCCGACCACAAGCTGATTCGCATTGAAAGGCATGGTGGTGTCCTCGGAGTTGACAGGTGTGTTCACTGTCCGCTGCGAGGTGGGCGACGCCTCTTACAGCCCTACCGGCGACGAACTCCGGCCTACGTCTTAAGCGGCGGGCGGCAGGGTTGCCGCCCACCAGCAGATTACGCTTCCTGAACCGGGAGTGTCAACCGGAACATCGGGGAGTTGCCGGCGATCCCGATTTGCTCGGCTTCCGGCCCCCACACCTCCCGAATCAGGGCCAGCCATTCGGCCGCCGGCCGGCGACTGATGTGCAGGTCACGGTCGCCATACACCGACGGCAGTTCGCTGTTCGCTCACCCACTCCAGCAAGTCAGCCAGCGGCATCTGCTCAAACATCGTCATCGTGCTGTCCGGGTGCGCGGCGACCCGGACCTGAATCCGATGCTCCGTCAGGAACGGCAGGGAATCGGTGAACAACTTAGCCACCCCCTTCAGATTCCCCGGCGCACCCGACCCGTGCCAGTACCCCGCCTGCGTGCCGTCCACGCCGGCCAATGCAATCCGTCGCGCACCGAGATGAACCGCCAACTGCATCGCACCAAACCCGCTGTTTCCGTGGTGGATCGCCCGCCTGTCTTTCGACACCGATGATCCCCTGCGGCGCTCCAGCAGCCATGCGCCATCAAACGACTGCCGCTGATTCGGCTGACGGGCCGTGTGGCCCACGTCGCAGTCCACCGCATAGACGTACTTCACACCTTCGCGCTGTTCACGCAGCAGCGACATGTTCCGTGGCCCGGCATCCAGTGAAAACCAGTAGTCCGGATTCCACGGCAGTCCGGTGATGGCGGAGTTCACCGCGATCACCGCGCATGACGGTTTCTCCATGCCGGCGATGCCCTGCGCCGACGGGCCGGACGCGATGACCAGCGCCCGGCGTTCCGACCACGGCACGGGAGAAAACTGCCGTCGGTGTCGGTTAATACGTCTGCCCTCGGGCAGCGGCCTCCAGACCCATCCGCAGGGCTTCCTCCGGCGACGTGGCTTCCTTCGCCAGCCCACCGCCACCACCGGAACCGGCGGATCGCAGCGGCACCGCACCGGCCGTAGGACGCTGGCGCACCTGCTGCTGAAGCTGCACGGGCGCACCGAAGTTCGCCGGCAGCGTGCGATACGCCTGCTCAAACGCCTGCGCCCACTTGTCGGGCGGCAGGTTCTGGATCACCGGCTTCAGCACAGCCACCAGATGCTCCCGCTTGGCCGCGTAGTTCGGGTCCGCCACGCTCAGCGTCGCCTCCAGTTCGTTCAGGCGACTGCGGCCCATGTCCACCGCACGCTCCGCCTGGGTCGCCTGCTGGCGCTGGCCGTCGTAGTCCTGGTACGCCTTCTGGCGACCGCGCAGTTCGACGATTTCCGCCGCACGCTGCGGGGTCATCAGTCCTTCCTCAACTTCCGCCTTCAGGTCGGCATGGGCTGCCAACGGGTCAGCGCCGACTGGCTTGCCGAGTTTTCCGCGCAGCCACTCCAGTTCCTTCGACAGCGCCTGCTCCGCCTGCTCCCACTCTTTCGGGCCACCCCGATTGATCGCGTTGAGGTAGCCCATCATCGCGCCAACCTGTTGCGGCGCGGCACCGACGTTCTCAAACGACTGGATCAGTTCGTCGGCCTCGCGCACGCGGGCTTCCAGTTCCGGCAGACGTTTCGCCGTCGCGGTCAGTTCGCGGAAACGGGCCGCTGCCTTCTCGTTCTTGATGCCGAGCGACGTGATTTCCTTGTCGGTTTCGTCCGGCTCTCCCTGTCCCGCTGCTGCCGGGTCCGGATCACCACCTTCGGGATCACCTTCACCCTCGCCTTCCTCCTTCTTCGCCGCCGCCTCGCCATCCTTGAGTTCGTCGGCAGACGGTTCGCCGTCCTTCGACACCGCTGGTTCGGCCGACTCGCCACCACCTTCCGGCTCGCCCTCGGGTTCCGGGGGGTCAGGCGCGGGAGCCGGCTCGTAATCCTCGTTCACCGATGACGCCGCCGCGATACCATCCTGCAACGCCTTGACCTCGGGTGCCACTTCCTTTTCGGTGCCCATACCTTACATCTCCTGCGCTATGCCGCCTGACGTGGCAGCGGGTTGGGGTGGCGATGTCGCGCCTGAATCCGCGCCGGCAACACCCGCCGGATCGCCACCCATCATCGACTGTATGGCCGCCATCGGGTCGGCCATCATGTTCGTTCCTTCGGTCTGCGGCAGGAAACGTCCAACGTCCAGCCCATCGCCGGCACGCTTCATCGTCTCCATGACCAACTGCTCAAGCGCGTCCGCAACCTCCGACGGTTCCGCCTGACGCATCTGGCCGATGACCGGGACCAGACCCTGCAACAGCGGCACCACGGCGGCCCACGCTTCACGGTCGGCGCGGGTGTTCGGCTTACCAGACGAGCCGGCCTTGATCGACACCTGCATCAGTTCCAGCAGTTCGCCCGGCGACTCCATCTGCGGCCACACCGCGTCCGGGCCAGCCAGCTTCAGCACGTCCTGCACGTCGAGCTTCTGAGTCAGCACCTCGGCCGTGTATTCCGCGAGGTCCGACAGCATGTCCTCCAGCGCGTCCCGCATGGAGCCGGTGCGCGACTGGAAACCGCCCTGCTGAATCTCCGCCTCGGTCGCCGTCTTGGCCGTCTGCACCGACCCCTGGAGTGCCTGCTGCACGCCCCAAATGTCTTCCATGTCACGCCGAACCGGGGACACGTCGTACAGCACCGGGTCAATGCCCGACACCGGCTTCGGCCCGAAGCACGCATTCAAGTCCTTCCCGGAGGTGGTTTTCAGCCCGGTCAGTTCCTGAATCTTTCCGGCCGCCAGTTTCTTCGCATCCGCCTCCGAGATTTCCGTGGCGTCAAACAACACCCCCGGCATACTCCGACGACGATGCTCCGCGAAATTACTGCGCGTGCGCGAATACTCGTTCTGCAACGTCCACGACCGCTGCACCAGCGACTGCGGCGAACGGTCGCCGTCCACCTCAATGAACGCCAGCCCGAAGTACGGGTAGAACCGCTGCGTCTCCACGTTCGGCGGGGCGGGCTCACGCAGCCAGCAGGTCAGCCCTTCCGCCGTGGTCTTCACGATACCGGCGTCCAAGTCCCAGAACTCCCAGACGGCAATCCAGTCCTCGTCGGTGCCGGTGACACGGCCACTCCCTGAGCCTTCGCCGCCGGCCGACGTGAACTTGTCCGCTTCCGATGCCGAGACTTCCCCTTCCGGCGCGTCATTCACGCCGCGCTTGACACCCTGCGGCTTCACCCGCGCAAACCGCGTGGCCTTGCGCAGTTTCTCCAGCGGGATGTCCGGGAACGACACCGCCGCATCCTCGATCCGCATGAACACCCGTTCCGCCACCCACGGCGCGGTCAGGTATTCCATCAGTTCCACGCCGGGCGCGACCTGAAGATTCTCCGGGTCCACGAAGTCAATCGACAGCCCCCGCGCCACGACGACCTCCGCCGACTCCTGGAGCGCCTGCATCCGCTGACGCAGTTCCGCTTCCTTCTCCGGCGAATACTCCCCCTGGCCTTCGTCGATTTCTTCCTTCAGGCGGACGATGCGCCCCAGCATTTCCTGGATGTCACGAATCTGCTGCTGCGTCTGCGGGTCGCGTGCGGTGCGCTCCTGCCATGTGACCTTCATCCAGCCGATGCTGGTGGTCATCACGGAGCGAACCTGACGCCGGCACTGATGCTTGAGCTTCGCCTTCTTCCACAGCTTGCTGATGACGATTTCCAGCGTCTGCGCGAACAGGTCACGCTCGATGCGGCGCTGCTTCTTCGCCTGCTGGCGCTCCTGCCACGCTTTGAATTCCTGCTGGTACGCGGCCAGCTCCATGCCGTACTGCATCAACGCGGGCTGTGCGGCCTGCATCGGGTCACCGCCGGCTGCCATCGCGCCGCCGACGCCCTGCACGGCGTCCATGACCGGCAACTCCGGCGGCTTCGGCGGGTCTTCCTTCGGTGCTTCCACCTGCGCGGACGGGCGTGCGTCAATGTCCGGGTCTTTCGCGTAAATGAACCCGATCAGCGTGTCAATAAACGAACCGATCAGATTGACCTCAACCTCAAACCCGGTGTCGCCACGGGCGTATCGACGATCCCTCGCGTACCCCTTGCGGATTTCCTCGTCGAAGTCACGGGCTTTCTTAATGCACTCCAGCAGTTTCGTGACCTGCTTGCGCTCCCCTTCTTTCTGGTCAGCATCCATGCCGCCGTCGTACCCATCCTCCGGCACGCCCTGCATCTGGTTATCCTGCACGTCCATTCTCTATCACTCCGTCAGGTGTAGTACCGTTCTTCAACGGCCGGCT